CCTTGCCAGACAAGGTAATCATACCTCAGTGCATACGTATGCTTGAAGATGAAGTGTATTCAAGTACACTAGAAGGCTTACAATTTCATGAGCTCTACAAAGAATACCTGTTAGATGAATGGTCTAACTATGTAGTAGAGCATGAACCACTAGTTGATGCTTTACAAGAGTTATCCGATGAACAAAACTATGTTTAGCACTATGAAAAAACTAATGTTCAGTATATTAATTAAAATACTGGACATTTTAACACACACTTAAAAACTACTATATTAGCAATTAGCCCCAATATAGCTAATAACTACTAATATAACACACACTATGAAACCACTAAGCGAAATATACAAAGAGCTAGGGATTGCTTTTGATTTCCCTATCAAGATTAAAGATGCCAATGGCAACAGGACTTACTTCGAGGACATCGATGACTACTGGCACAGGTGGGAGCATGATGCCAACGGCTACATAACTTACTACGAGAACAGCAATAAATACTGGTATAAGTATGAGCGTGATGACAATGGCTACGTAACTTACTACGAGACTAGCAAGGGCTTAAAGCAAGGAACTCCTAAGTCAGCCAAGACCTGCGAAGGAAAGGTCGTAGAAGTTGACGGAATTAAATACAAATTAACAGCACTATGAAACCACTAAGCGAAACATATAAAGAACTAGGGATTGGATTTACTTTTCCTATCGAGATTTGGGATGCCAATGACAGAGTGACCTACTTCGAGGACTGTGATGACTACTGTGATGACTACTGGGAGAGGTACGAGCGTGACGCCGAGGGTCGTCCTACTTACTACGAGGACAGCAATAGCTACTGGCAGAAGTGGGAGCGTGATGCAGATGGAAGCTTGGATTACTATGAAAACAGCACAGGTGTAAAGAAAGGCACACCTAAAGCCGCCACCATCTTAGACGAGGAGGAGTCAATTCGATTTGCTGAGATGTTGGAAGAAGAACCATCGCAGCCAACTCCAGAAATGCAGCGAGCCATACAAGCCTACCGAGATTTTATACCGAGCGGGAACATTCCCACGAAGAACCCTATCGGGGTTCCTTCATCAATAATCAAAGAATTATGAAAAACGAAGCAGCATTCTCAACTTGGGTGAAAACCATATCATCTAAATACGTCCCCCAAAGTTCATTGCTCTTCCAGCGCATCGAGACCACCACATCTAGTGGTGTTCCCGATGTGCTCATGATTACTAAAAATAAAACATTACTATTAGAACTAAAATATGAAACAACAAATCTTAGACCAATGCAAAAAGCTTGGCATAAACGCATAGAAAAGCTTGTCAAAGCTAATGAAAACCTTGAAGTATGTGTACTTTGTGCTTATCCAAGAACTAAAAGACTGGTACACTTCGTAGTCGACGGAGAACCAAAAGAGTATAAACTTTGTAAAGAAGGTTTATATGAATTATTTGACAACTTAGCAATTTAAACAATTTCTTCCAAGCACTGGTAGCATCATCAAAGACAGCTATATCCTTCTGGATTACAGTATGCCCCTAGACAGGACAACCAAGTCACGGACGCAAATGGTGCGACTCTGCATAGCACCAATATCAAATTATGTAGACTAGGCGACAAAGTCGATTATCCCAGAGATCCCTCGCGCCGTCCATCCTAGATAACTGATTAGAGCAATCTAATCAGCCAATTTAAATAACAAACGACAGGTTAAGACAATGTGCTTGAATTTTCCTATTTTATAAACATATCAAAACACCAAACCGATATACTAAATGCAACAAGACTTACTTTCAATTCCTAGAAGCGAAAAACCTGCAAAAACACTGCCTTCCTCACTAGAACCTAGTTCATTCTGGAAAGCACCATTTGTCCTACCAACCCTTTCAGGGGAAATAGCAATTGACCTTGAAACTTATGATCCATATCTAAAACAAACAGGACCCAGTTACAAAAGAAACGAAGGCTTTGTAGTTGGAATAGCCATCGCAGATGAAAACCACACACTCTATCTCCCCTTTGCACACCAAGGAGGGGACAACCTACCAAAAAAACTAGTACTTAAATATGTTTCAGATCAAATCAAAAATGCTGACTGTATTCTTTTTGCTAACGCTCTTTATGACTTGGGTTGGCTTCACACACTCGGGATCAATGTCGACTGCACTGTCAGAGATATCCAAGTTGCTGAAGCTTTAATCGACGAAGAACAATTTAGCTATTCACTAAACAACCTATCTCTTAAATACCTTAATCGACCTAAGGATGAAGAGCATCTAAAGAAAGCAGCAGAAGCTTACGGAGTAGACCCCAAAGGAGGTCTCTGGAAACTAGCAGCACGGCACGTAGGCACATACGCAGAGATTGACGCAAGGAATACTTGGGATGTATACCAAGAACAAAAACCAATTATACTAAGAGAAAGCTTAACACAAATATGGGAACTAGAGTGCAGAGTAACTAAAGTTTTACTAAGTATGACTCTCAAGGGTGTCCCCGTAGATGTCCAAGCCTCTGAAGAATACAACTATGCTCTTAAGCAAAGAGAGAAAGAGTTAAGCTCACAATTTGGAAACTTAGATATATGGTCTCCCCAACAACTAGGTCATTACTGTGAGACTACACTAGGGGTTAAAGTCCCACGAACAGAGAAAGGCAATTACTCAGTAGACAAGTACTTCCTTCAAGCAACAAATAACCCAACACTTCGATCAATACAAGAACTTCGAAGCATTAACAGGCTTAGAAAAGTATTCATTGAAGACATTATCCTTGGACAAAACTACAAAGGTCGAATCCATGCTGACTTTAAACAAACCGCATCAGAGAGAGGTGGGACTAGAAGTGGACGTCTGTCTTCTAGCAACCCAAACATGCAACAAGTTCCTAAAAGAAGCGACATCGGTAAAAAGATTCGATCACTCTACATAGCTGAACCAGACATGCTCTGGTGTAAGGCAGACTACAGTTCCCAAGAACCAAGGCTCCAAGTACACTATGCACTACTAGGTGACATCCACACAGGGAAGCCTCTACCTAAAGCAGAAGAAGCCAGAGCCGCTTTCGAAGCAGGAGAGAAGTTATATACGTTCTTTGAGAAAGAAACAGGCTTGCCCTATGACACCTGCAAAATGCTTTGTCTTGGTATCTCCTATGGTATGGGAAACAAGACAATGGCTACTCAACTAGATATAGGAGAGGAGGAGTGTAAGTTAGTAACTGAAAAATTTAATGCTAAAGCACCGTTCCTTAGAATTCTGTTTGACAACGTAATGTTGCGAGCTAAACAAAAAGGAGAAATTAAAACAATCTTAGGCAGAAAAGCTCACTTTGACTTTTGGATGCCTAGCTACGACGACAAACCAGTAAAAGGATACAACAATGCAACTACAAAATATAAAGACCAAGTTAAAAATCTCCAAAGAGCATTCGTTAGCAAAGGGCTTAACCGACTTATTCAAGGCTCTGCTGCTGATCAAACGAAACTTGCTATGGTACTTGCTCATGATGCTGGGTTTGATCTTAGATTGCCTGTTCATGATGAAATCAATGCTATGGTCTCCACTGAAACCGAAGCTAAAGAACTTGGCAAGATCATGGAAGAAGCAATTAAACTCAAAGTTCCCGTAGTCGCCGACATTGACCTCGGTCGTACATGGTGCTGATATTTCGTATGCGTGTGTGTATGCAGAAAAAGATAAACCGTGAGTGTCTCAGCGAGGTTTAGGGTATTTCGTTCCCCTTTTCGCCTATATAATAGTTGCCGTCTGCCAGCTTGCTAACCACGGAGCAGACAACCTCTTTATGCAAATAAAAGAACAAGACATACTAGAAGAAGCCCTGAGTATAACTCAAGGAGATCGTCAAGAAGACTATGGTGATTGCAAAGTAGAGCTCGAAAGAGTAGCCGCTCTGTGGTCTGTAATCTTTGGGACTACAATAAACACAAACCAAGTTGCTCTCGCAATGGTCGCCTTAAAAATTACAAGGCAGCTCAATAAGAACAAGAGAGACAATTGGGTTGACATAGCAGGCTATGCTAGAGTAGGTTATATAGCTACCAAAGAACCAAAAGAATCAGAGAAGACTTACTCAAATGTTAAGTTAACCAAAAAAGAACTAAATAAACTATGACCGAAGATACACTACTAGTCGAAGCTCAAGAAGCTATCGACAATCAAGAACTGTTTCCTAACCTAGAGACAGAGTCACAGCGACCAGTTGATATGGCTGCTGTTATCGAACTAAGTGAAACCTTAGTCGATCTAGAAAACCAAGTAGCTGAAGCAGAAGAAAGGCTTTCAGCACTAAAAGGTATGCGAAAGAAAGTAGCAGAAGAGCACTTGCCAACTATGTTAGAAACATTAGGCATTGACTCCCTGCGACTTACTAACGGTAAGCAAATCCTAATCAATCAATTCGTCGATGCACGTATCAAAGATGAAGATGTAGCGTACACTTGGCTTCGAGAAACAAATAATTCGTCCATCATCAAGAATGAAGTAAAAGCTAATCTTGATCGAGGCAACGATGAACTTGTATCTCAAGTAATCAGTACCCTCCAAGAGATGGGTGTGGAAGCTTCTTGTAAGTCTTCAATTCACCACTCAACTCTCAAATCTTTCTGTCGAGATGCTCTGGACAATCCAGAGCTGGCAGAATCACTACCTCGTGAAGCCTTCGGTATCTACCAAGGTAAGCGAGCCAAAGTAACCTAAGAACCAAAGAATAATCATGGCATATGATATAACAAAAGTAGCGGGAATGGGAACGGAGAACCTCGATGAAGGTTCTGCAATGCCATTCATTCGCATCCTCCAAGACTTGAGCCCACAGCTCAAACCAAACAAAGACGAGTATGTCGAAGGCTCAAAAGCCGGAGACCTGTTCTTCAATAAGACCAAAGCTCTACTGGATAACCCAGTAGCAATGATCCCAGTATATACCACAGCGTTGTACACTGAGTGGGTTCCACGCAGCAAAGGCGGCGGCTTCGTAGGAAGTCATCCTCTATCTGTTGTTGGCAATCCTCTTTACGAAAAGGGTCGTGAACGTCAATATGATGAATGGCTCGGAGACAACGAACTACGCTACACCAGCTACTGGTTCGTACTCATTAATGTAAACGGTGCATGGGAAGAAGCAATGATCCCATTCACATCGTCTCAGCTGAAAGTTTCTCGTAAGCTTACTTCTGACATTAATCGTTTCCGCTACGAAGCTGACACCAGCATCGTACCACCTTTGTTCGCACAAAAGTGGGAACTTAGCACAGTCATGGAGACTAGCAAGAATAACGACGATTATTGGAATTTTGAAATTAAGAGCCCTTCGGTTCTTGACTTCGAATCCGATGAAGATCTTCTTGAGTTAGCTGCTCACACTTCAGGTAAAGCTGCAGATACACCCCTTCTGCAGACTCAGAAAACTGAAAGTGCGCCAGCCTTGACTACTTCCGAAGATATCTTCTAAATAAACTGTAGCCCAGCTCTCAATTCGGAGAGCTGGGCTCCTTTATCCTTAAATGAGCCAACAGATTACAATAACAGAACTAGCTACCAAGTTTTTGGAGCTATATAAATGCAACCCAAACGTACACGGAGAAACCAAGTTAACAGGTAAGTTTAGAGATAGAGACGGTAAATGTGACTCTAAATCATACTTAGTTAAAAGTGGAGTTACCGTAAGCCTTTGGGAACAGCATATTCAAGGTGAGAAGCGTATAGGTTGCACACCTTTGCAAGAAGACAGCTCTGTATTTTGGGGAGCACTCGACGTAGACGTATACCAGAAAGAAGACACACTTGAGAAACTTAACGAAAAAGTCTCTGAAAACAAGCTACCTTTTGTAGTTTGCCGATCTAAGTCTGGTGGCGCTCACGTATATTTATTTTTATCAGAACCCATAGCTGCTAAAGATATGATTGATAAGCTTAAAGCTTTCAGTGCATTCTTTGGACAAGGAGTTTCTGAAATATATCCCAAGCAACCAAAGATTGGTAATCGCAAAGACGACTCCAAGTATGGTAATTGGCTAAACATGCCCTACAGCGGCAACCCTACACTTCAGTACGCATTCAATGACAAAGGTGAGGCTCTTGACCCAGAAGAGTTCATAGAAGCTGCTCATGCAAAGCGTATGACGTCTGAGCAGTTCTACAGCCTAGACGTACCCAATGCCTCATCAGAGATCTTCCCCGAAGGACCTCCTTGCCTCAACTACATATTTAGTGAGCGCACACAGGCAAGTGAAAGTCGCAACATCACATTAGCTAATGTTGCAGTATATCTAAAGAAATCTAACCCAAGTGAGTGGAAACAACTCATCCACAAGTACAACAGGATGTTCTCGGAGCCGCTCAACGACCGAGAAGTTGAAGCTATTATAGCTTCCTACGGCAAGAAAGATTACAAGTACCAGTGCGCTCAAGAACCGCTGTGCCGTTTCTGTGATGCAAAAGCATGCGGTATGACCAAGTACGGCATCGGTGGCGAAGACTTTATGCCAAACAATCGATCCTTGGTTCAACTAAAGAGTGACCCACCTCTGTGGTATCTTACTTTAGATGACACTGAGTTGCAGCTTAGCACGGCAGAGTTCGATAACTTCAACCTGTTCAATCAAAAAGTTATGGAGCGATTGCTGTACAAGTTCCCGCCGATCAAACAAGAGGATTGGATAAAGCAACAGAACTTGCTTCTTAAAAACTGCACACAGATTGACATCCCGTTCGAGATGACACCTGTGGGTCAGCTAGTAGAACTAGTCTCTGGCTTCTGTGACTCAGCCGTTGAAGAAGCCAATCACATTAAACACGGACCAATTAAACGATCAGACGGCAACTACTTGTTCCGTATGTCCCACCTAAGGGACTACCTAGAGCAACAAAGATTCAAAGATATGCCTACTAACAAAGTACTTTCTGTCCTAAAGAAAGTACTTAAGGCTGAACCAGATCGTGTACAGATTGAGAACATCAACACAAGATGTTGGAGAATTCACCAGAACAAACTCGATGTTAACAACATCACAGCATACCCAGACCTAATAGAACAAAACAACTACTAATGACAACATCACAACTAGTACTAGCAATTATGCTCGTAGAAAGCAACGCAGACATCAACGCAGTCGGAGACAATGGTAAAGCACACGGATGCTTCCAACTAACCGAAGCGTATATAAAAGATGCTGCTGAACACGCAAACGAAGACTGGACTGTAGAAGATGCATACAGCTACGAAAAGTCTCGTATGATATTCAACTCCTATATGCATCGCTACGCCACCCCAGAAAGACTCGGACGGTGGGTAACTCCTCAAGACATTGCAAGAATCCACAACGGAGGACCCAATGGTTGGAAAAAAGAAAGCACTAAAGCATACTGGGAGAAAGTAAAAGAGATCTTTTTGTATGAAGAATAAAACAAAAATATATGTTGCAAGTGCTGGTACGGGTAAGACTACTACCCTAATGACACTACTAGGAGAGTGCCTAGAAGACACTTGCCCACGCAAAATAGGCTTCACAACCTTTACAAAAGCAGGTGCTCAAGAAGCCATTGACAGAGCTTTAGTAAAGTTTCCGTCTTACGACGCTAAAGAATTCGAAGCTTTCAGTACGCTACACGCTCTCTGCTACAGGAGAATACCAAGTAAGCGTATTATGAATTGGAAAGACTACCAAGCTTTCAGTAAGCTAAGTTCGTTTAAATTTACAGGAGCTGCAGCTGTGTCCAAGAAAGACGGTAACAATTTTACTACAGGCGTTGGAGATCGTATTCTTTACTACAACGGTTTGATGCGTAACATGCTTATGTCTGCAGAACAAATACTTATGGACACTCCAAGCAACGTAGTGTCTGTAGCAGAACTTGAAGAGTTTTCAAAATTCTACCAGAAGTACAAAGACCAGAATGACATCTACGACTTTACTGATCAGTTAGAAGAATTCATTCGTTTAGATGTTAAGCTAGACCTAGAATACTTGTTTGTTGACGAAGCTCAAGACTTGTCCCCGCTACAATGGAAAGTCGTAGACCATCTAAGTAAATCAGTAAAGCAGCTATACATTGCTGGTGACGACAAACAAAGTATCTACAAGTTCTCAGGCGGTGATCCAGTATCACTAATCAACCGAGAAGGTGAAAGAATTGTCCTCGATACAAGTTACCGACTGCCGTCTAGAGTACTTGATTACTCTGAACAGATCGCAGGACGTATTACACAGAAGCAAGACTACACTATTAAATCCGTAAATGAACAAGGAAACCTTTCCAAGATCACTAGTTTATCAGACCTAGACTTCTCACAAGGTTCATGGTTGCTGCTTTGTAGAAATAGAGCGTTCCTGCCATACTTTGAGAATCTGCTGATTAAGCAACGTCAGCTTTTTGTTTCAGGCGGTGATTGCTCCTTGTTCAATGCTAATACAATCCGAATGATTCAACTCTGGGAGGAGCTAAGAAAAGGCTACAAATTGTATGTCAAAGACCTCAAAGTGCTCTACAGGGAATATTTACCTTCTGGCTCAGCAGTGGCACGAGGCTCCAAGAAGCTAATGGACTCCATGCACGACTTAGATATGTTTGATAAGCATGAGCTCTCAACAAACTATGGTCTACGAACCACGGTTTCTTGGGACAAAGTGTTTAAACTGTCTGACACAGCCCGTGACATCCTCAAGAAAGCAGAGAAACAAGGTAACCTAGAGAACGGCGGTAATGTAGAAATCAACACAATACACGCTGTAAAAGGTCGAGAAGCTGACAACGTAGTCATATTACCAGACATGGTAGAGATGACAAGTAAGGCATTTGCTAAAGATCCAGACAACGAACACAGAGTTTTTTATGTTGCAGTAACTAGAGCAAAGAAACATCTTTATATACACCACCCTGTAACCTCAAGATTTTACGAAATGCCATGACACTCGAAGAACTACTAAATGAATTGCTAGACCTTGCCAACCAACACGGTGGGTCTGCCGACACTAATATACAAAATGTAGTATGTAACTCTGAAAAAAGCAACGGAGCTACAGAAGTTCAAGTAATTATAAAAACTAAGCAATAACAATGGAATCAGATACATATGAAACATCTGCAGAAAGTGCTAGTAACTTTATGCGGTGGGCGGAGCGGCGACTCTCTCAAGAAGTAGAAAGTAATGAGAAATTTGCAAAACAATCAAATGAAGCCTTAGACAAAACACTAGGACCAAAAATCATGGACTCTACTTTAAACAATAATGAGAAAATACTAGTAATTAGTAAAATACATCAATACAGAGATGAAGGTAAGAGTGTAGTAAAAGCTTGTAAGCTTATGGGACTGCACCCACAAACCTATAATAAATGGCGAGCTCGCTTTAAAATCCCTAGATACAAAAGACAATGATATACAAAACAGAACCTTTTAAACACCAGAAAAACGCAGTAGAGCGATTTGTAAGTAAACCTTACGGAGCTTTGTTCTGTGAAATGGGTACAGGCAAGACTAAGATCATTTTAGATGTAGTACAGAATGCAGAACCTGTTAATGATGTTGTCGTAATTGCTCCTAATGGTCTACACCATAATTGGGCAACAAACGAGATACCGAGGCACTTTGGTAAGGAAGTTGAAGTCTTCTGTTGGAAAGGACCAATTAAGTCCAAGAAGATGAAACAAGAGTTTAACAGGTTTCTAAATAACAACCTGCAGACACGAATGCTGCTTATTAATGTAGAAGCTCTACGTACTTCTGCAGGATATGACACTACAGATAAGTTTCTTGATTCATCAGTATCTAAGAAACATATGATCATTGACGAATCTACGTGCATTAAGAATCCAAAAGCAATACAGACAAAAAGAGTGTTGAAGCTGTCAGAAAAAGCTGACTGTAAGTGGATATTAAATGGTACTCCAATAACCCAAGGACCATTAGATCTATTTAGTCAATGTAGGTTCTTAGCTAAAGATGCACTACCGTATACAACATATACCGCTTTCAAGCATCAGTTTGCTATTGAGACAACAATGACTATGGGACAACGTGCCTTTAAGAAGATCATTGGTTATCAGAACATCGAAGAACTTACAAAGTTGTTAGAACCTTTCAGCCTTCGGTTAGAAAAGAAAGATTGCTTAGATCTACCCGATAAGACCTTTTCAACAGTATCTGTTGAGTTAGAACCAGAGCAAGAACGAATGTACCAAAGAATGAAGGATGACTGCATCATTGAATTCGAATCAGGAAACATAGTCACAGCGACAATGGCTCTCACCCAGTTGGTAAAGTTACATCAGATTCTTACAGGATTTGTTGTTACCGATGACGGTGAGGCTATTTCGCTAAAAAATAATAGAGTGAAGATGTTGCTCCAGATTGCTGAAACCAGTGGACCATTGGTCATCTTCTGTGCATATAAACAAAACGTACAGCACCTAGAAGAAGCACTAACTGCTCAGTATGGTAAAGACAGTGTTGTTGTATACAGTGGAGACACACCGTCCAATAAACGTTCAGAAGCAGTAGAAAGATTCCAAAGCGGTGACGCACAATTTTTCATCGGTACATCTGCAGCTGCTAAGGGTCTTACGCTCCACCGAGCATCAACGATGGTATACTACTCAAACAACTACAGCTTAGAAACTAGGCTGCAGAGTCAAGACCGTATACACCGTATCGGACAAGACAAGAAGTGTACATACATTGACCTTGTTGTTAACAACTCTTTAGACGAAATCATTCTAAAACGACTTATGCAAAAGAAAGAACTCTCTAGTATGGTTCTTGATGACTTAATCGAAATCATTAAATAAGTAATATGAAAGCTAAAATAGAATTCAACCTACCAGAAGACCAAGACCAATTCGATTTATGCCGCAAAGCTGGCGACCTGCAAAGTGAATTACACTGGATTCGCACTCAAGTTAGATCATGGCGAAAGCATGGGCATAGTTTTAAAGATGCAGATCATGCGCTTGATACATTATGGGATTCCATGGATCATTCCCTATTATCGTAGCCTAGCTACGACTATAGGGAATTGACAAGTCAGCTGTTTTAACCATTATAACTTCTATGTTAACTTCAGCCGAACAACGAACCCTTGAAGCATTCCTAAAAGAAGGAGGTAAGCGACCAGCCGCTAAAGTTTTAGGGGTCAATGAATGTACTGTAAGGCAGACATTAAAACGAATTGAGCGCAAAGGACTTGCTCCTTGGCTCAGCGGTGCGGTCACACCCGATCATTTAAACGTAGCAAAGACCACTGTCCAGTACGGACCAGATGGTGAGGTGCAACGTGAATGGAAACGCCTTCTGCCAAATGCAGAGGCTATGACAGACTTTGTTGACTCACTAT